AATTTTACAGTTACGTAACTTTCTTCTACGCTGTTTTCGCTTCGTTGTCTATATTTTGTTAATGCTTTAGTCAAAGCAGTTTCATAATGGATTGGATCTAGTTCTACATCCACCATTCCTCCGCCTAAAAAAGCGTTTACATAATCAAATACTTGTTGTTTTTGTGTAGTTAAATTACTATCTGCCATTGGTTATCTCCAATTGTATTTATCGATAAATATGTGTATGCCAAGACTAAGTTTATATAGACCAGAAAGATCACATGACTATGATTTCTTAGACAAAATGATCTATGAACAATTTACTGTTGGCGGTACTGATCTTTTGATTCACAAGTACTTAGGGCCAAAAAATCCGTCCGATGACAACACAACATTTGAACAAAAGCAATATACAGAAGCAAGCGAAACTAACATTCAAGATCTTTTGTTTTTAGAAAACCGCGATAGAAAATATGACGAAGACATTTATGTCGTAAGGGCACATTACAATGTGCAAGATCAAGACTTTGATTTAAGTCAGTTTGGTTTGTTTTTACAAAACGATACATTGTTTATGACAATGCATATTAATAGCAGTGTAAAAACAATTGGCAGAAAGATTATGCCTGGTGATGTTTTTGAATTACCACACTTGATTGATGAGTATGCAGCTAACGATTACAGTGTTGCGTTGAAAAGATTTTATGTTGTTGATGAAGTAACTAGAGCAGCAGAAGGATTTAGTCAAACTTGGTATCCGCATTTATATAGAGTAAGATGTAAACAGATACTTGATTCACAAGAATACAAAGATATACTTGAGGCAAGTGCAGAGGATGAAGATAATCCAAATCTAAAATTAAGAGATGTATTAAGTACATACGAAAAAGAAATGCAAATAAACGATGCTGTAATTGCACAAGCAGAAGAATATGCAAACCAAAGTGGTTATAGCACTATCCAGTTTTATACGCTGAGTGTTGACGACAAAGGCGAAATGGCAATTGTTAGTGCAGACTACAACGATCTGCTTGTTGACGGTACAATTGGTGCTGACACTATTTTTGTTACACCAGATGGAAATGGTTATCAAGGTTACTTAGTTGGAGACGGTATTCCGCCAAACGGTTATCCTTATGGACAAGGTACAGGATTTCCTACTGTAATAAATGAAGGTGATTATTTTTTGAGAACAGATTTATCTCCTAACAGATTATTTAGATATGACGGCAATAGCTGGAGAAAAATTGAAGATAATGTTAGAACAGAAATTACACCAACAGATACAAGAGATACTCTAAAAGGCACATTTATCAACAACACAACAGTAAATACCATTGGTGGTGAAGAAGTGCAAGAAAGACAAGCACTTAGTAAAGCACTTAGAGCAAAGGCAACTGACTAATGCAATTTTTTTATGATGGACAAATCCGTAGATATCTAACACAAATTGTTAGAGCTTTTAGCAATTTTAGTTATCAAGACGGTGACGGTGATCTAAGACGTGTGCCAGTTATGTATGGAGATATAACAAGGCAAGTTGGAAGTATCATAAGAGAAAACTCAGAAAACAAATTGCCAAGTGCTCCTCGTATGGGTATATACATTACTAGCTTGCAAATGGACAGAGCTAGGTTAAGTGATAGCAGTTATATAAGTAAAATAAATTTACGTGAAAAAGAATTTGATGAAAATACTAGTAGTTACTTAAGAAGCCAAGCCAAAGGATACACAGTTGAAAGACTGCATCCTACTCCATATACACTAGCTATAAATGTTGATTTATGGAGTACTAGCACTGATCAAAAGTTACAAATACTAGAACAAATTTTTATGTTGTTTAATCCAGACTTAGAATTCCAAACAACAGATAATTATGTTGATTGGACTAGTTTAAGTACTTTGTATTTAGAAGATATAAACTTTAGCAGCAGAAGTATTCCTGTTGGAACCAACGACGAAATTGATGTTGCAACAATTGGTTTTACTGCTCCAATTTATATTTCACCGCCTACTAAAGTTAAAAAACTTGGTATTATTACAGATATTATTACAAGTATTTTTAATCAAGATCAAGGTACAATAAGTTTAGAAGGATTTAATCCACCAACAGATAGCGATCAAGGTGCATCAAGCGGAACAACTGTTTTAGCAGATGGCACAATAATTGACAATCAAAGTGGTGTAACCAGCACTCAAGCTGTAGGATTAGGAGGCAGACTAGATTTATCAAATCCTGTGATATCAAGTTATAGAAATTTTGATTTGATTGTACAACAAGAAACAGGTAAACTTGCAATTAATAAAGAATTACGTGTAGGCGAAATTACGTGGTTAAACGTTTTAGAAGCAGAACTGCCAGCAAAATTCCAACCAGGTATTAGTCAAATTAGAATACGTAGAGCAGAACTACAATCAGAAATTGTAGGTACATTATCATTAACAGAAGGCGACCATTTTACAATAAACATTGACTGGGACGAAGATACATTACCTAGCAACACTCTTATTACTGGTCCGACAAAAACAGATGGTACAATTAATTATATTGTAAATCCAATCGAATTTAATCCATTAAGTGTAAAACAATCAGGAACACGCATATTGTTGTTAGGTCCATTGGGCTTTCGTGTAGATAGAACGTTTACTGCAACTTATAGTGATGATAAAATATATACCGACATAGATTATTTTATTCAAAACAGCAGTTTTGAATCAAGAATAGGTTCGGAAACAGTAAGTAGTTTTGATGTGTATGTTAACGGTGCTGTTGTTGCTGCAACAGGTTCTAACGACAACGATAAGTTCTTAATTACATTAGATGTTCCTTTAGTAGCAGGAGATGTTGTACAATATGTTCTAACACTAAACGAAGACGGAGCAGAAGCTTGGAAGAACGCAGATGCTAGTGATTTTGCAGCAGATAAAAATGACATTGTAGAATGGGATGGTAGTAATTGGCATATTATTTGGGATGCAAGTGCTGACGAAACCACAACATATGTTACAAATGTTACAAACGGTCAACAGTATTATTGGAACAATTATTATTGGCAAACTGCTATAGATGGATATTATCCAAGAGGAACTTGGACAATAACTTTATAAAATAACTATTTGTATGAATCAAATAATTTGTAGTGGTGCTTTGTTTTATAGTTTGCAAACGCACAGATTTTTATTATTACATAGAGCAAAAAGTAAATCTAAAAATGTTTGGGGTCTTGTAGGTGGTACAAACGAAGGTTATGAAACACCCTGGGAAGGTCTAAAAAGAGAAATACAAGAAGAAATTGGCAGTGTACCAGAAATTAAAAAAACAATCCCATTAGAAACATTTATTAGCAGTGACGAACATTTTCATTTTCACACTTATTTGTGTGTCGTTGAAAAAGAATTTTTACCAAAACTAAACGACGAACATGATGGATATTCATGGGTAAAATTTGGTTCATGGCCTAAACCCTTGCACAACGGACTATCAAACACTTTACGTAGTAAATATAATCAAAATAAACTAGAAACTATTATCCAGCTTGTTGATATAATTTCTTAAACTCATCTTTCAACCAATTAAAATCATTGAGTTTTGCTAGTTCTACTGGATTATCTTTGTGCTCTTCGCCAAAGTTTTTACCTGCTATAGCACCAGCAATTGCTGCTTTACCAAATGGTTTATCATCGCCTTTACTGCACCAGGCATCTAATCTAAATTCTGTCTCGTCGTCTTTTTGTCTTGCAATAGTACGACTTGCAAGTTTTGCACATTCTCTAAATCCACTGCGCCAAGCACTAAACGAGTCTGTGTTAAATGCAGTAGTATTGCTCATTTCATCAATGCCTTTGAACTTATCACTAATGCTAGTTGTCATATCTGTAGTAGATTCGTCTAAGTTCCTTGTTAAAGCAGTAGGCAATAATTTTACACCGCCGTAACCATATACAAGTCCATTAATAGGATTATAACTTCTCCATACGTGTACAGTTTCTTTACCATCTATATCATATGCAGGAACATAAAAGTCAAAATCAAATCCGTCAATTATTTCAGCATCTCCATCTACTACCCAAAACATTTCCGTTTCTGCTAGTTCTGCTGCACGTTTGTGAGCAGCATGGATGCCTTTAATA